AGATCGTCAACAAAATCAGCCATTATTTAGAAGCCTTTTTGGTGGTCTTTTTGATGTACTTTTTGATTGCGTCCGTTGCGTCCTCGTCGCTGATTCCCATTGCCTTCAGTGATTCAAGAGCTTTCGAAGACTTCCCGGCCTTTTGGATTGCTGTGTTAATTTCCGCTTTCGCGTCGTCAACGGCCTTCTGTGCGTCGAGCTTCGGGTCTTTTCTGATCTTATTTTGGGCATACTTCACGATTGCAGGGGCTTCACCTGAATCAACGGCAACTTTCAGCCGCTTATCCTTCAGGTTTTCCGCTGCCGTTGTGTGCCCTTTCTCGTCGGTGTTTTCCGGTTTGAATTTCGGGCTCGAAGATTTCTTTACCCATTGTCCGTTTTTGAATTCTTCGGTGATTTCCTGCCCTCCCGATCCATAATGGCGCAGTTCTCCCTCTTTCGGCTTTCCCTTACCTTCCGTGGTGTCATCGAATTTTTTAACCTGCCCGCTACCCTCGCCATACGCTTTGACGAGTTTTTCCCGGTCGGACATCTGTTTGCCAACCTGGGAATCCATCTTTGGCGTTGTATTCCCGAGCACTTCGGAATATTTCTTAATCTCATCGATCGCCATACCCTGATCCATGAGGGATTTTACAAATTTCTTTTGGTCTCCGCCGGCTTGCTCAAAGGCCTTTACTGCGGCCGCGTCCGATTCTTTGCTTCTTCGCAGCGTTTGAATCCTTTTCGAAACCTCAGTGCTCCCATACTGTGCTTCAAGCCGGTTTATCCAATTTCCCAGGGTGTCCAATGATGTCAACTGCATCGAAAGCAACGGCGCGGGTATCTGCTGAATGGGAGCGTCCGGGCTACCGTCTCTGCCGAACGTCATTGGGGCGCGATACGAACCTCTGTAATATTCAATCGTCGGCTGCCATATTTTCGAGTTGTGGAGTTTTTCTGCGTACTGCGTGGCTGATTCCGGGCTTTCGAAGGTGCCGAGGTGTTTTCCGGTGCGATTGTATTCCGCAATCGCTTCCTTGTCGGAAACAATCTTTCCGTAATCATTTACCAGCGGCAGAAGAACTTCTTTACCATCGATATTAAATGATCTCGAAAGAACTGTGCTGATTGAGTCGCCGTTTATGGCTACCTTACGCTTGGCAAGGTCGATGTTCCCCTTGTCGATCATTCCCTGGGGGCTGGCGTCTTCCGGAATGATGTACACATCATTTTCGTACCCCTGAAGAGGGATGACATTGCCTGCCCCGGACTTCGGCGGAATAACATCGAGCTCGAACGTGACCGTCGGGACCTTCCCGCTGAAATCGATCATGGCGGCAATGGGACGCTTCTGGGCGGCATTCCCGGCCCGGTCAACCCCTTGGTTGAAAGTGTCGCCGTAGATTTCCATCAGTGCTTTCCTGAGCTGCTCATCTTTCGACAAATCAAGCACGATCTGCTTTTTCTGCTTCATGGCCTCTGCGAGAGCAGGATCTTGCATCGTCGCCCGTAACCTTTTCACGGCTTCCAGTTTTTCTTGTTTTACTTTTCCGTCTTCCCCAAACAGCCCCTTCGCGTCCCCCATTTTCAGGATGGAAGTCATCTGGCTATCGGATAGGCCGGAAAGGTCAAGTTCCTTCCCTTCCGTATCCGCTTTTTGCTGAGCATAGTAAACGCTCGAAAGGTTATTCAGCGTATCTTGCCCATATTTTATTTCGTCCTGCTCTGACCATGCCTTAGCTTGACGCTCCCGCAGCGTACTTTGCCATTCGCGCTCGATGCGTCTGTCGGCTTCCTGCTGGGCCATCAGCTCTTTTTTCTGCCTCATTCCCTGAATGGTGCTGGCCGTTCCGACAACTTTTGCGAAGGCGTCAATCCCTGCGCCTACCGGGTCGCTGTAAATCGATCTCATGACAAATCTCCCTTAAAGAAGAGCGGCAATTAAAACAGCGGTTGAAATGGCCGCGCTTATCCCCTGTGTCGTGTTTCTGATATGCTGCTGTTTGGTCGCCTCTTCCATTTCCTGATTGGCTTCGTTGATTCTCTGCATATCGGCAGATTCGCGGACGAAGCCCTGTACGGCTTTGTTTTTATAATCTTCGCCGGTCGATATTAATCCTGCCATAATCTCCCCCTATAAAGGATTTGCAATGGTTCGTTGCGGTTTCGGATTCGGTGTCGTCCCCATCAGAATCGCCTCGTCCATCTGCCGGACGCTCGCCCTTGCGTCGTTTTTTGCGCCGGCCAACGCCGCGGCTTCTCTGAGATCAATCAGCCTTTTCGTGGTCGCCTCCTGCTGCTGCGTCGGCTGGAGGCCAAGGGCTTTGTTCTGACGCTCGGCAACACCTTGCATCGCATTAAACGCCCCGCTTACCGTCTCTTCCGCCTCTTTGAGCGCATCAGGGAGGACGTTGGGATTGTTGAACGATAACTGCTGAAGCGCCTGAAGTTCAACGGGCATGAATGTTTTTTTCCAATCCTCATATTGCTCCCTTAGCAGAAACCCTGACCCGAATATTCCGCGCATCGGATTACCGTACATCACTTGATCCCCCACTTCTTCGCCAGATCCTTGTATTCTGGCGAGCCGTAGATAAGAGCGCCCTCCATTGTTCTGCTGTTATTGGAGCTTCCGCCCATCGCCAGCGCCGCACCGGTCCCGGCAATAGCGCCGATGGTCGAACCAACCGCGTTCTCCATGGACGCCTGTGTTCTCATGTCTCTTTCCTTAGACCGCATAGCAGAATCAACGGACATTGAAGCAATCTCATCCAGGCCGGCCATCGCCCTTGTTGTCTGGCCTTTTCCGATATTTATTACGTTTTGCGCCTCTCCGAGCTGGCGCATTTTCGTAGCTGCCTTCCCGGACGACTGCGCATCGGCATTGACTTCCGCAATATCGAGGATTCTTTTTTGATTGGTTAAGGCGTTGGTCGGCGAGACAGCCCCTGCATTTTTCATGACGTCGGCATTGACCTGGCCCGCGACCTGCTTCTTTTGGATATCGCCCGTTTCTGTCGCATTATGGGAATATTTCAGAACCAGCGGGCGGTAGTTCTGATGGTAATACTCCCACATTTCAGCGTTAATTTTTGCTTGTGCAATCTGATCGCCGGTAGGCTTTAAGGCATCGGGTCCGGGTCCGCACATAGGACAGTACCTCTCTCAATTTCTGAGCCATGTCCTATGGCATGATTAATTTTACCAGACTTCTCGTATTTGTCAATAACATCGTTGCTGAAGTCCAGCTTGAAACCCATTGACTCAAACCACTCCCTTGCGTCGGGGGTTCCTGAAATACATTCGATGTATCCACCGTCCGCCACAAGGGAATCACTCAGCCGCGTCATGAATAACGACATCGGCAGCCATATCTTTTGAAAGCCTGATTCAGTAGCAGCAAAACAGGTTCGCCATTTCATCGGACCGATGGGCACGAGAAAACAAAGGGCACAGGGCTCGGAGTCATCGCAGAAGACGAACGTCCAGGGATTGCCGATCATGGACGAAAACCGGTCCTTCAGTTCCTCTAGGGATATCCCCCATTTATCCAGTTCCAGCCTTCCCCTGTTCCAGAGGTTGCCGATCACATGGTCGATATTTTCAGTGTCAAGCGGCCTTATTTTCATATCCCCATTAATTTTTCATGCGGCAGCCTGACGCGCGGGTCCACATATATTTTAAACCCGAGCTTCTTTGCCCGGTAGCAGAAACCTGCGTCGTCCGTGTCAATGTCGGCCATTTCAACGCCGTCCTCAATCCACTCCAGGACGTCTGACCGAAACCACGGATAGGACATCTTCTCGAAGACGCCCTTTTTGACGATCATCAGGCCCATTCCGGCATAATCGACTTCGATCGGTCCTTTGGCCTTCTTTAATTCTCCGATGGTAAGAGGCCGGGTGTTGTTGTAGCCTTCCGATCGGTTCCAGTACCCGCAGGCGGCAAGGTTGGAATCGTTAATTTCTCCGCGCGGGCGCTGTCTGTACCAGCCGGCCACAATATCGACGTCATGAGAAAGAAGGCGGGCAACGTCCTTCGACTTTACGATATTGTCTGAATCGATCCATATCATCCTTTCATAGTCGTCGATTATTCCCTCAAAAGGCTTCTGGTTCTTCCTGAAACCGTTCTTGCCGTTTTTGAGGCACCCGTTTCTCACGTTGTAGATGTTGCAGCTCTGGGCGACGATGGGAATCACGATTTTCCCGCGGGCAACCAAATCCATGATGACAACGGTCGTATTCACCGATTGAATATTGCTCGACGGGTTCCCCGGCAGCAAAACAACGTAATCACATTTCATGCTCTCTCCTTTACAGTGGTAATTCACCCATCGATGACGCCAGAAATATGGCCGACACCTGGGAGTTTCCTCTAATCGTAACTTCGCAAGATTCAATAAGAAACGACTTCACCCGCTGCGGCTTCTCGGATGTTACCCTGACTGACTGCGTTCTGAAAATGTCGGAATAGACAATATCAACATCAACCGGGTAATGCTCCGCAACAACCTTGATAACGGAAATGCTCTGCTTCCTGAACTGATAACGCTTTGTTTTGTACTCGAAACTACGGTAAACGTCCGGCCTTGAGGCAAATGCGATGATTTTCCCATTCGCCTGCGGAAGAACGACCTGGACGACGAAAAGCGCCGTAGCGGACAGGTCCCCAAGGGACGCTTTGATTGCAGTTCTTCCGATTGTCAATGCCTTCACCAGCCCACTGAAAGAAACTGGCGCAATGGCAGGACCGGACGATTCCCAACTTGTAATGGACGACGTGATATCCTCTTCGTGCCCGTCATCCCAAGCCCCATAAACAGCGCACTGCTGCGAACCTCCAGGAAGAAGATATTTACTACCCGGGAATATGCGCATGGAAACGATGTCTTCAATGTCGTAAGGCATTCTTCCCCTCGTTATAATGGCAATTCGTCCATCGACGAAGCCAAAAACACAGCGGATACCTGAGAATTTGTCCTTATTCGAACTTCACAGCAGTCCACGAGAAAACTCTTGATCCTCTTCGGTCTCTTTGATGTCACGACGACCGTAAGAGTTTTTGACAATTTCGGGTAAACAACATCCAGCTCAACGGGATATGCGCTGGCGATAACCTTCACCAACGAAAGGCTTGTTTTGGGGAATTTGAATCTCTTTGTCAGGTATTCCGCAGAACGGTAAGCCTTCTGAGATGAAAACGCCACTATCTGGGGCGGCCGCGGAAGGACGCTTCTCACCATCAGCAGAACCGTGTCGCTCAGTGCTCCAAGAACTGCCTTGATTGTCGTCTTTCCGGTGGCGACGGCCTTTGCAATCCCAGAAGACAGCATTGTCGCTATACTGGTATCGGACGATTCCCAATCCGTCACCTGCGAGGTAATGTCTCGCGTGACGCCCAATTCATAATTTCCAATGACGGAATATTGAAGGGCGTCGCCGGGGCGAATATATTTCGAGGGCGGATTCACGGAAATTGAAAGAAGCTCTTCAAATACACGCACATTATCCGTGGTATCCTCTGCTGACAACGCGGAATAATCAACGGTCGCTTCAATGGTATTCCCTGATTCGGCAGACGGCGCAGAAACGGACGGCGCAGAAGTGGGAGGTGTGAAATTCTCCGTCCACAGAGCTTCATGCGTAATTTCAACCGCATCAATATTCACCTGCCCACCATCGAACAACCGGAGCTCAAATGCATCAAGTCCTGTTATCAATCCCGTGTGTGTGTATTCCCATACCTTTGTTCCATCCACAAAACCCCTAACGGTAGATCCGTCAATGACCATTGCTATATGAGAGTCACTACCAACTGCAAGACCTTCAAAATAGTCGCTATCGTGAAGGGTTGCAGTTGCAGGATCATAATATGAAAAATAACAAATAGCGCCGCCGCCTAATGGCCCATCAGTGTCGAAGTTGAATCTAAAGAAGCATAGTGTATCCCATGTTTTGGTGTTGTACAGTTCAATATAAAATGGAGAACTGCCAACGGACAATTCCTGAACGACTTTTACGACACTATGCAGAGTTATATCACCTGTATTTGGAGAAAGTCCCCACACGTACAGATAGCCACCAGCGGTAACTTTCAGCGAACCGACCCCAAACTTCTTCCATGATGTATCTATCGAACAACCTTCTTGTTGCCATGGCCACAGTTCTATGGCTTCCCCCGTAACGTCATTTATATAGGTTGTCGCTCCCTCAGCTCCGTCAAAATTGAGGATTAACTTTTGTTTGTTGCTGCTGTCAGATAACGTATAAACACCGTCTTCTGTGACTGGTTGGGCAGTTCCGCCACCCCAAGATAGATCGTGACGGTCAATGTTTGGCTGATTCCGAAGCGCATACGTTCCCGCTGCACCGGTTGGGTTTGCCAGAGTGATTCCGGTGTTGTTGATGATGTCGTCGGATGCTACCTGCAACATTTAAATCACCAAAAACAGGATTCCTGTCCCTTGGTCGCGGTATCCTGCCGTCGCATAAAACGTCAGGTCAGCAAGTTCCTTTGTGGCGATATTTAAAATAAAGCCAAGGTAGCGCCTGCCGATACTATAAAACGCGACATAATGACCCTCCCAGTAGTAGGCAGACATTGAAGATGGATTGTATTTGTCTATCCAGTCCTGCTTGCTCAGTATTGAGCCGGTGAGAACTTCTCGAATGGACGGGCCGATGGCAACGAGCCCTTCCGGTGACGGATAAATAACGATGTCGCCGGCCTGAACGGTTCCTCTTTTTGACATGCAGGCATAGCCCAAATCCATGTCTTCCATTACTACGTTGGATGGATGGCTGCCGACGGCGAGGTAGGGCTTCCCGGACGTGAGGACAACGACGGTCGTCCCGAACGCCCCTAGGGATACGATCGGTTTGTCGACATATTTCTGGTAAGAAACAGGCCAGGCGTGAGGATAGTACGGCTCGGAAAAGCACAGGGTATTTCCGACAAATCCAGCAATGGACCCGTTTGGAAGCGGAATGATTCCCTTGATTCCGGAAGGTGCCCCGTCCCATTCGGCTGACTGAAGCACCTCGCCTAGACTGGCGTCTTCAATTTCGTCATCGTAGCCCGGTTCGATGAGATCCAGCTCGACGACGAACTGATAGTGTGCCCCCGTGGAACTTTGATTGAGCCGATAAAGTCTTTTCTTTGTGATATTGTAATCGGCGCTTGCCGAAGTGTCCAGGCCGGACACAGAAACAAGGTCTCCATCGTAAACGTCAACCAACTCGGAAACGGGGGAAGGCGGACCTTCCGCTCCATAGGCATTGACCAGCGTATAAACGTAGCCCCGTGTTTCAATAAGTGTCGGGTCTGGAACGCCGGATGCAGTAACAGAGCCGCTTCCGGACTGTGTGCTGACGCTCGGATTTGACGCATAAAGCCCCCCTGCAGTAAGATTGACTTCAGTTATGATCTTACTCAGGACGGTATATGTCCCGGAGGCTCCCGCCCCTCCTCCCCCGGAAAAAATCAGATTATAGGTTCCGTTCGCTTCCGTGCTGACGTTGTAGGAAATTGATAATGAAGTGACGGCGCCCTTGCCGCTGGTGGTGGATACGGTCGGAGCCGCGGGCGGCGCGGGAGGACTTGGGTTATAGGAAACCATCGGGTAGTTCGTTCCGCCCTCTTTATAGGCTTCTTTGTCCGTAACCCGAAGTGCCCCGTTTTCCGTGAAATATACACGTTTATGGCTGTCGTCGGAGACGGGAGCGGTTACGACGTCAACATCCGTCTCCCATTTGAAAAACCTTCCGTCCTGATAACGGAATAAAGACATAACGGGGCTGGAAACGTCCTCTATTGGGAGGTCTTCCTGAAGAGGAACAATTCCGCCCCTGTCCGTCCGCACATTCTTGGCGACCTGCGCTTTTCCTTCAGGTAATAACGCCGGGTCAATGATCTTCGGAGCAAGCCCGCCAAATTCGTCAATTGATATGAGCATTACTGCACCTGTTGTTTTTGGACGTTCGTTTTCAGTCCCAAATCCTGTAAAAACTTATTGTGAAACTGTGCCGCTTTTGCATTCGCGTTCGGGATGGTGGTTTCTTCGATCAGACAGCTGTAAATCATGTAATCAATAAAGGCCGGCTTATAGGACGGATCGAGCGGAAATACTGTGGTGTCGGTCGTCACCTCCGGGACCGGTTCGCTTACCAATAACTTAATCTGACTCGGCGACGCCGGCTGCGGAGGGAAAACGTAGAATACGAGTGGGTTAGATTCGTCCAGAACAATGTGCGATACGGTTGCATCGGATGCATAGGTCATCCAGTTCGGTAACAGCCTGTCGAGCGCCTTCTTTTTGAGAGGCGTAATCGTCCCCCCGACAACGGTTCCCGTGGTTCCCATATTGCACAGGGCGGTAATCACGGAGATGGTCGTTGTGGCCGATACGGATTGCCGAGCACCCGAAATGAGTTGGACAACCCTTTCCACGGGGTAGGCTTCCGGCTTCAGGTTAATGATTTCCAAAAAAGCCAGATTGACATAGGGGACCAGCTTTGACGGCGGCCAATTGACGCCCTCTTCGTCCTGTAGGCGGGTCGAAATCAGCAAAAGAAGTTCGCCCATTTCTCCGGCAAGCGACTGCTCGCCGCCTTCAGGAGTTCCGCCGTCGATTGTGGCGTAAATATCGGCCATGGACTACCTCACGTGAAATTGGAATGACGCAAGCGCTGTGTTTTCGGCAAAAGGGCCGCCCGGCTCATCATGACCGTGCTGAACTCACGGTTGAACATGGCCATAAATTCATTATTGGTCTCCGGGGCCGAAATGCCCTGAGCAAGAATAATCACGACCCCCTCAATGAATATCTGATCAAACTTTCCTTTCCATGGGATTGTCTGCGTTGGAAGCGTAAGGGCTGTCGGAAGCTGGTTATAAATTCCCTTCACCAGCACATCAACAATCGGCTTTGGACGAATATAGATTGTATCTCCGATGATTTGATACCGTGACGGGCTTCCTGTGTCGAAGTCAACGCCTGCATAAGTCTCCCACCACAGGACATCTCTATCATCGTCTTCGTTCAGGTAGCTGGGCTCCAGCTTCTTTCTTTCCCCTTCCCAACCGTCCGGGGCGTTCTCTGAAGAAATAATCAGGTATTGGCCTACGTCAATATCAAGGCCCGCTTCGATCGTGAATGTCCTTTCTCCGGTACCAACGGCATTACTTGTTGACGACGTGGCGATATTTTCGGCATATGATCCAGGGACGCCTGCGGACGAAATAACCCAATCGTCAAGCGTGTCCGATCCGCTACATACCGTCGCGTTGAAAACCAGCACACCGGTCTCGCCATCGTACGACACGACCGTACCGGCCATCCAATCCGTGTAAAGCTCTTCGGAGTACGGACGCTGCGGGAATGAAATAAAATCATCCGGCAAAGAGGCGTAATAACCGAATGCGGCAATCTGAACAGACAGGGAGCCGGTAGCGATCAGATCGGATTTCCGGCCAAGCAACTGCTTGGCAATAATCGACTGAATGGTCGTCGCCGCCTGATAGATTGATATCCCGTGAGGCTTGTCCATATTTCCGACTCTCGGAAGCACGGACAATATGAGATCGGACATCAACATTATTTTGCCTTACTCTTTCTTTCCCTGGCCGCTTCAATTTCTTCAGTGAGGAATCCGTAGGCCTCGATTTCGGTTTTGAAATACGACCCGGAATGTTCCTTCCGCCAAACCCCGTCGGACCCAACGTAAGGATGTGTCGAATCTTTCTTTACGATGATATAGCCGAGGTCAAAATACTTTTCGAATTTGTATCCTTCGAACAGATTGATAGCGTTCTTCTTTCGTCTCTCGTCGGCTTCTTTAATGGCCCTATCCTGATTGTACGGCCTGTACTGCCCGGATGCCAGGAGATGAGAGACATGCTGCTCCTTGCCGACATCGCACACGGAAGTTGATTCCTCAGCGGGCTCGCTCCGTATCTCCTCAACCCACTCTTTGACCTGCTGGCCGGCCGCATTGATGACGGTTACGAGATTCCTGTGTTTAACATCGTGGTACTTCGTTCCCGGTATCGGCATAAAGTCGTACTTCGTGTTTTCCAGCGTAACGACGGTCGGGCCTACTCTCTTAATCAAACATTCCAATAGCATCGTTGCTTTCCTCCTTGTTTTTATTGGGGCGGTGAACCCGCCCCAATTTGGTTGAATTAATCCGGCTGGGTTCCAATTACGAGACCAACCGTTCCGGACTTCGGTGTCGCCGAATCTGCCGTAAAATGCAGGGCGATAATGCGGTCATTGGAATTATCGACGCCAATCGCATTACTAAACGCCAACACGGGCGTGGCTCTCCCGCCCGCCTGAAACACCGTCGAATCCGTCAAGATATTCTGCCCGGACTCCAGGGCCGGAGCCGCATCAAGGGCCTCTCCGTAATTACTGTTCAGAATACCGAGACTTCCCGTGAGTGTAGCCGCGTCATTGGTGTCCAAGTCGCTCGATTCGATTGCGGCCGACATGAGCCTGTGCTTGGCAGGAAGAACGGCCATTGCAACAATTTGCGTTGAAACAAGTTCAGTCGTTGCGAGCGTCTTTGACGCATAACTGAACTGCGCACCTTCCGGGCCGGTCTTTGCCGGCCGCGTAAAGAAATTATCCGCATAAATTACACTGTTTGCCATTGCTTAACCTCCTTTCGATTAAGTGGGTCTGGTGGCCGCGGTATCGACCGCCATTACGCCGAAATCGTTGCCATTGAAGGTAACTTTCTTGAAACCCCAAATGGTATGCGTGCTGATGACGATTTCATTGCTGTTGTCCCGCGTTTCTTCGTTCCATCCGTAACGCAGCTCATTCCCCGGAGAACCGAACGCAACAACACCGGCCTGCAACCCGAGAAACAGCGCCCTTGCGGCTGCCACATCGCCACCGGCCCCGTAATCCGAGAACTGAATGCAGTTCTGATGACTGTGCAGCACAACACCGTTCCAGATACCGAGTCCGCCTTTCAGGAATTCCGAGCTCTTCCCGATGGCCGTGGCGAGCGCCTTCTGAATATCCGCCCAGTCGTTCGTGGTGGAATTCCGGCGAAGATCGAATTTCTGATACGGGTTCATGATGCACAGGAAAACCTCTTCTCCGTCGATGTTGCATTTCTGGATCTGCGGGACTGCCGTCGCCGGGTTTCCGCCTCCGCCCATCATTTCAGCGTAGGCTACGGCCTTATCGATCGGAAGCGTGGTCATCTTATCCGTAACGACCATCGTGTCTTTGGATGTCGCTACGCCGCCATAAACAAGATGATTGGAATCCGGCGCCGTAATACTGTTGTTTCCAAATCCCGTGTAGGTCGTCGGGAAAACGAAATCCGAGTTCACGCCTCTCGCACCGGACAGGTACATGAAAATGATTTCGTCGAAAACACGCGCCCACCAGTCAATCGACCGGGCCTTGGCGATCTTGCGCAGATCGTGGAGCGTCCGTTTCCGGGTCATTCGCCCGCCGCAGTTGGCGCCGCCGCGCATCTGGTCGATGTAGACCGCGTCGCTGAAGAACACCAGGCGCTCTTCTTTCCCGTGGAGAACCGCATCTCCCTCAATCGGCTGCATATTGAGCTGCATCGACAGATCGTAAGTGACCTGTTCGCCAGCATCGCTCTCCAACTCGGTTTTCTGCCAAATAGGCTTCGTGGGAATGTCCCCCTTACCCATGAACTTCCGGGCAAAAAACCCTTTTCTGCCAACATCAACCGCCAGACTCCCGGAGTATCTTTTGACGGCCTTGGCATCGTTTAGACCAATAATAGTCTGTGCCATAATAACCTCCGTAATTTAAGACCGTCCTGGGTCGATGTTTAGGGCTATCGCCCTACGTTCTGTTGACGAAAATGCTGAATCGGAATTGACCGATCAGCATCAACCTTCAACACCGCCTTCCTCCCTGCCTTCTCGCAGAGGTAAATTGAAATTTGTTTGGTGTCCGGTTTCATATTTTTCAAATCGAAAACCAATTCATCACCGACACCTATGATTTTAATGAGCGACATATTAAACCCTGCTCTCGTATGCGTCGCGCTGCTCGGGTGTCAATCTTTCGAGCGCCCGCTCGTACGCTTCGCCGGTCAGTTTATCGAGTTGCAAAAACGGATCATCATCGTTATTTGCCGCCGCCGGTATATTGGACAGCGTTTTATGATCCGGCAGGGGAGCTGCAGGTTTCTTCTCATCCGGCTTCTTCTCCGGGGAATTTTTACCTGCCGGCTTAACGCCGAAGGCCTCTTTAACAATCCCATCGGCCTTAATGAGTAACTGCATGCCGGTCAAATGCGCGTTGGCCTCGTCGTTTGACAGGCTCTTAACCATTTCACTCAATGCGCCAAAGAGTGCATTCGCTCGAATCTTCCCGGCAGCATCGGCTTGCTGGCCCGGTAAATATTCGGGCTTTGCCTTCAGGAAGAACAGTTGCTCTTTCTTCCACATTGCTTCGCTGCGGGCTTCCGCTTCGAGACCGGCATTGTGTTTATAAATCTGCCGGTTGATCTTTTCCCGGGCCTCGGTGTAATCGTGAATGGACATATCGCCCGCGTCATAATCCGTCTTCAGTTTATCCAACTGCTCCTGAAGTTCTGGCGGAATGACCTCTTCCAGTTTTAATTCTTCGTCCGTTACGACGGCACGGAATTTCAGAAGATCATCGTTCGACACTTCATGCATCTCGATATCGCCCTGCTTCTCAACCGGACGCTCATCATGTTCGTCGTGGACTTCGTTTTTTTTCTCGTCCTGTTTCTCGACAGGCTTATCGTCCTTTACTTCAGGCAGGTCGTCTTTTTTCTCTTCTTCTCCGATCACGCTTTTGAGTTCATCGTCGGTAAAATCATCTTTCTTTTGATCTTCCGGCTCTGCAATACCTTCAAGAATGCCTTCACGTTCCGTGTCTGACAGGTCCGCCCATTCTTCCTCTGTGTACCCTTCGGGGGGTGTCGTTAATTCCATAAAAAATCCTCCTTATTTTTCAGTCGACAAGCTGAGCGCTTCTTGGGCCTCTTCCTTTCGGCGCTGATATTCTTCTCGCTTTTCCTTCGCCAGCGCCTTGACCTTTTTCATTCGTTCCAGATCTGCGTGAACGGCTTTCGCGCGAATAACAGCCCGCAAATCCTCTTCGATCTCCCATTTTTCAGGGGAACACGGGGAACACTCTGTGGTGTAATTCTTCTTTCTTGCCATGACTCCCTCCTTATGTCGTCGCGACGGATGCCAGTTTCCCGCCAGCGATTCCGACATACAAAAGACCGGAATACAGCGACATGGAGATGATCTTTCCGTTGACGTTGGTCAATGTCGTTACTGCACCGCCGGAAATCGCGTACCGGATAACGTCGCCCTTATCCGTCCCCAAATAAACATAAGTGCCGTCCTGGGCGCTGGCCGTTACTTCTCCGTCCAATACTTTCAAGTTTGTGATTGCGTAACTCATATTGCCCTCCGTTACGATTTAATGAATGTCATTCCGACTCGAAAGCCGCCCTCTCCGTATATGATTTCGCCGTACCGCTCTAACCCTGCCATCTTTGCGAGTTGGATAATCGCGGCTTCATTAGGCATGTGGTAATTCGTTATATCTCCATGGTGAACTTCATCGATCACCCAAAGCAAAGGGACATCTGTTTTGACTCCCTGTAACTTTCCCTGATTAACTGCTGATTCGAGAAATAGACGGCCGCCCGGCTTGAGAAATGCGGCTGCATTCGCAAAGCCTGCATACGGGTTCTTCAGGTGGTAAAGAATCCCATAAAATAGAACAACGTCATATTTCTTGTGCATCCACGTGGCCGGGTTCGGTTTGTCCAGATCGCCAAGCCATACATAAGGAATTTCGAAAGCACCCAGCGCCAGCTTTGCGGTTTCAAGCATCGGCTCCCAGCGATCAGCCGCAGTAACATCAGCTCCACGCTTTTTCGCCTCAATCGCCCAATATCCGTCATATGTACCGAGGTCGAGAACGCTCAATCCTCGCATGTCACACGGGAGTTGAAACCGTTTTGAATGCTCTTCTTGGCGATAGTCGCACCGTCCGGGGGTCACGGTCCCGTCCGGAAATTCAATCACATGCCACCAGGACAACTTCAGCATAGCAACTCCTTTGCGGCCCGAACAATCTTATCCGGCGTGTTCAACTTCATGCAGGGCGAGCCGGGCTTGTCTGAATCACAGGCGCCGGGCACGTCGTGGCATGGAATACAGGGTATCTTGCCTACCGGGTACAGAGCCTTTACGGTCGGGTAATAGGACACCCGCGTCAATGGGTTGATGTTCCCAAAAACACCGACGGCTTTCTTTTTCAGGGCTCCCGCGACGTGCAAAACACCCGTGTCGGGACTAATCACCATGTCGGACATGGAACAAACGGCTATCAGTTCTTCTTTGCTGGTCTGGTCGAGCCAGTTGACAACGTGCTTGCCCTGGATCTTCGTCAATTCCCGGTTCCAGACTTCGGATTTCCCGACGAGAATAACTGTTCCCCCTACCGCCTCATGCAGCTTATTGACGATAGGGCCGACGTATTCCGGGGGAATAGTCCTCGCAGTCGATGCCGTTGTGGGGCAGAACACAATCAAGGGCTTGCGCAGGGCCGAATGCCGCAAATCCGCGCAGGCTTTGGTATTCACGGGGACGTTGAAGTAGCGCTTATTTGAGTTAACGCCGAGAAGCAGGTCAAAATTGTCGGACCTATCGAAGCCGACATATCGCCTCCACGATAATGAGCCAGGTCCGATGTTCGGCGGCTCGACGGCGTAGCGTAGATCAATAACATTGTCGAATGAGTATTTAGGGATATCGTCGATTGAAATGCAAAGATCGACTCCTTTCAGCTTTTTCATTATCGGCACGAACTGAGGCGTGGTTGCTAACGTTAATAATTTATCCTGATTCTTCATCTTCAGCTTTACGAGAGACGAAGAAAGCATGATCAGATCGCCAAGACCGCCCATGCGAATAACGCATGTTCCACCGATCTTCTTTGCTCTTTTGCGCAGATGAACAATCTGCACGTTCTTATTGCCCAGCGACGGAATGATATTTTGTGCCGGCAGACACACCAAATGAGCGTGCTTCTGACCTTCGATGCCAAAAATCTCTTTCGCGTCTTTGTCTTTCAGTTTCAGCGTTTTCCCGGTTGCTTGATTTTTTAAAACTATCATTCTTGCATTCCTCCTGCATCCTCTTGAATTGGCGTACTCGACGCCTCTTTAATCAATTCATCAGCTGCTGCGGCCAACTGTGGCGACACCTGCAACGTTCCAGCAACCTCCATAGCCTTCAAAAATGTCTCAATCTTCTTCATGGCCGTTTCCATCTTGTCACGGTCGGCCTTGGCCATCTTCCCCGCGGCTTCCGCCTGCTGGGTGGCCATCTGCAATTGAACCATGGCCTGTTGAACCTGCTCCGCCTGCGCCTGCTTCTGAATCATGGCCTCTTTTTGGGCCGCAAGTTCCTGCTTCTGCTCTGGCGTCATTTCATCTTCGGGTCCGGACTGGCCGTTTATCTTGCGGATACGGGAGACGATCTCCTCCTTATTCGGCACGTCGTCCATCAGCTCGATAACCATATCGATAAGATTAAGGGCCACCTGCGGCATGGACTGTGCGAGGCTGGTAACAAGTTCAGACAGTGTTTCGACCATGGCCAGGCGGATGCTTTCCCGGAAATCCTGTTTGCTGACAACGAAATCGGCTTTGCTGCTGAGTATAGCGTTCGCCGTGGTTCCGTCCGGTTGCTCTTCATTGACGGTGATGAATTCGTCTTTGTTCTGGTCGCCGGTGATTCGATATTCCTTTTGCTGGTCAAAGAATTGCTCAACCAGCGACAAGCGGATTTCACCTTCATTCTGTGTTGAATAATAGAGATTATCGAAGTAGACTCCCTGTGTGACCTGCCCTTGATTTTGCAACTCCCTGACTGCTACGCCGGATAACTGGCGCCTTGAGTCCCCCTTTACTTCGGGGGTGACGCCGGAGATATTGTTTATGAACCGTTCATCATCGCGGGCCATCTCGACGTGAGCGGCCGCGAGTTCTTTTTGCTTCTGGTCGGCCAGCTCAAAACGTGCATTTGGTTTTACTTCTACATATCCGTCCGGACGGTTCGCCTCTTCTAGAGCCTCTGACTTGTTATCTACGGCATCTTTGTCAGCGATAATCCGGTTGCTCGACAACAAGAACATTGCCTTGCTGCGTCGCTTATTCAAATCTTGTTGTGGATCTCGTAGGTTGCGGATGACGCCATAAGGCGCTCCGTCCCGGCGCCTCCGGTAACAAAACAACGGCGTGAATGGGAATCTGTTATGATTGTACGGAGACAGAATGTCTTGCAGATAAACGTTTCCGGTCCATATGGCATTGCGAACCGTCATAATCCGCGCACCAGTCAGCGTGAAATATTTTCCTTTAATGAGGTATTGATGATCAGCGTTTTCTTTACGGAAGATAGCACCGTCAAGAGCCCCGTAAGGTGTGTCATTTCCGCGCTTTCTCAGTAATTGGACACTGGCAGGGACGCGATACCACATCTCTATGAATTTAACTCTTTCGCGGCTGTGGCCATTTCCGCCAAATAATGCATCCAATTCGGTTTCGAGGTCGAATTCGCTTGCCGGGTCCGGTACTGCAATGTCTTCGGGAATATACGGATACAGAGAATTAACCGACTCGGCAACTCGAATAATTGAACTTTCGCGATCGGGGAACATCGAAACTGCTACATCAAGATCGACCCATTTCTCGCGAATAATATACCGCCAATCCGACCCGTCTTGCGATTTTCCGAGATGGTCGTACCACATATTCCGCCAGTCTTCTCGCATGAAAAATACAGGCTCTTCACCATCCCGGCGAACCGCAGTCTCAAGCCAACCCAGGCCAGCCTTAACGCAGTCCCCAAACGCAAACGATCGCTCATACTCGCCTTTACAGGCGTCCTGAGTGTACTTCATGAGTTTCGTTTTTGCTTTGGCCGGGGATACGTCGTCTTTGCTGCGCGGGAGTACGCGGGAATCAATGCGGGCTCGTCTTTCGGTCCCGAGAATCCAGTTAACCGTATTGGCGATGACGTTGTAGACGAGAGGGGGCTGGTTTCGATCCTGTAATGCTTTCAGGTCTTTTTCGTCGAGCTGTATACCATCATAAAAATCCTCGTCCGTTGCCATTTCCTGGCGATTTTCGGCCTGCGCAACGCGGGCCTGATGTCTCCATGTCTGGAGTTTTTTTAATCTGAGTTGGTATGGTTCGGATTCGAGGACGTTTTGAGACGTAGCATCACGGTCGTCTTGTTTTGACGTCTGCGAACTATTATCTGTCGAACCCACAGTTACCCAGTCCATGGCGTAATTATAGGTTATGACTTATGTATTGTCGCGGGAAATCTTGAGAAATGTTGAGAACAGGCAGGAACAAACGAGAACAGGTGAGAAATTATTTAATCAAAATCTCATCGATTGTGATTGATCGCCCGTTCCGCAACTCGTGTTCGATCAGGTCCCGGATGATAATCACCGGCTTTCCTTCTCGTGGTCCTTTGCCGGTTCGTGACGTTGGAATACCATTTCGCTTGATGACGTTCAGGGCTCCGCGCCACGTCGCAACACGGTATAACTTTTTCATCACCGGCAGGATTTCGTCACTGCCTATCAGTCTGTCGTCAGCGATGGTCATACCCAGTCCATTCCGTTCCAT